TGCATTGTATCTTTTTTTAATTCTCTATAAAAATATTCTACATCAGCGTATTTTCCTGAAAATGCTAAAGCTTCAGCAATCATAAATTCCATAAGAGGCCAAAACCTCTCTATGTCTTTAGGTTCTATCGGTAAAACGCTTACTAGCGGTTTAATTCGCTTTTTGCTTACTGTCGCCATTCTTCTCCTTCAATAAATCAAATACTCTTTTGTATCTTTTTTGTTGTTCGTAGAAGTACTCTGCGCCTTTTTCTCTCATATCTTTAAAGCTATTTGGATTTGCTCCAGCTATGATACCAGCACCTAATACTCCATCCGCTCTTGTTACAAACTCTCCGTCTGCTAATTGAGCTAACATTGTATCCTCGTCTTTATCACCTGTTCCTGATCCGTCTGCAACATAGCCAGAAGCTCTGACATAGTTATTGGAATCGTTTTCATCGTGTGAAACTTTTGATGGAAGATAGTTAACACCACCTTCATTAAATTTTTTAATTTCTGCTATACCACCAACTCTTAATCTTTGAATGTCATAAGAATAAGGACCTATTTGTCTTTGTCCTCTTCCTTGTTCTTCTGGTGAATACATTTCTTCATATTCTTTTTCTTGTCCGGTAGCCGGGTCTATGTATTTGTAATTACCTCTTTCTTCTTTCATCTTCAGGTAACCCATATTATATCCTGGTGTGTATATGTCCGTTGGCCCTTGATCAAAAGCACCTGACATATAGGTTGCTCCAGTAGTTGTTAGTGCAAGTTTAAGTGGATCAATTTCCATTACTCCTGCAGCCGCACCTTCTTTTTGTCTTCTAAAAAGCATATCTATAATTGATTTGCTTCCTGGATCACCTACTGTGCCTTGAGATAATTTTGCACCACTCCTTGGATCTATCATTGATCTTGCTGGCATATTTGCTGCACTACCTACCTGTGGAAACAATCCTGATTTTAAAAATGGAAGGTTTTGATGGGTTGCATTAAATGCTTGTTGAGTTCCTTGAGAACCAAATGCACCAATACCTCCAGCTCCTAAAGAATATCCTCCGTAAGCTCCCATACCAGCACCAAATAATCTTCCTAAGCCAGAAGCTCCAGATTGTTTTGCTGATTTATATCCTTGGTAACCGCCAACTGCTGCTAGTGCGTAAGGTAATAGATGCCACATAATATATAAAATTCTCCTTTTAGATCTAAATAAGGAATAATACCATTTTACTCATTGATTTTCAACTCATCGACAAACTTACCAGAATAGGTATGTTCCCCAACATGGGTGATTTCATCGTTAACATAGGCATAACATGTACCACCTATATCTTTCCATAACTTACAAAAGGCGAAATCTTCTCCTAGATAAGTCTTTTCTACAGGATCGTGTAGTGTATCAAAGAAATTCCACATGTGTTTTTTAGGCACTAATTTACCATTAATTATTGTATGTTGACTGATTTCTCTATTTGGATAAGCTTTTATCATTTTGTTGAATACTTCCCTGTTTATTAACATACAACCTGTTGGACTATGGGTTACTTCAATAACACCATTATTAATTTGTATGTCTTTCTCATCAGGTACTCTCATAGGATATGAGTTCATACTTTGTGATAATTGCTCTGGAGATTTTATGTTACCATTTTTAATCTCATCAAAAGCTTTATCCCACATAAAAGTCTTTAATGGATAAGGTACAGAAATTACATCTTTATTTGCAACAATCATTTTAAAGATGGTGGCAGGATTAAAATGTATATCTGAATCAATGAATAGAAGATGCGAACATTTACTAGCTAAAAAGCCAGACACGCACAAATTACGACCTTGTGTAACTAACGAAGATTTCATAATCTGTACTTCAAAATGAACCTTTTGCGCATAACACATTTGACTAAATTTCAATAAAGCTTGAACATAATGCAAAGATACTTCTGAATGACACGGAGTGCCTACAAAGATAGAATATGGTTTTTGATTTTTATCTACAGGTGTTACAGAATCAACTCTAAAATCTTTTAAAGTTTGATATGTATCTTCATTAACAAATTCTCCTTCTGGCTTTTTTTCTAGCCATAAAGGTTTTGAAGCTTTAACAAAATCTGATTGAACTTTTATTTGTTTATAATCCTTTGACACGTAATGCACCTTTCAAAAAATTTGTCCATTCCTGTCCCTTTTTATTCCAATTATAGAATCTTTTATAATATTTTTGCTGTTCATCAAGATGATTTTGAATATCATCAGTATGTAAATAAGCTATGGCTACTTCAATAGCCTGTGCAAAAGATGCAGCTAATAATTCATGATTTTGAGAATAGTTTACATAGACTGGCCACTCTGCACAAGTCTCAGGAAGTGCACCAAAGTTAGTTGTAATTACATGAACTCCTGCTGCTAAAGCTTCTAAGGCAGATGCGCAGAAAGTTTCTTCAAAAATAGATGGGTAAACAAATAAATCATAATCTGATATATGCTCTAAAATATATTCATTAGATTTAAAACCAATATAATTTACATTAGCTAATGATTTAGCTTGTTCGTAAATTGGATTAAAGGCTTCGTCATGATCTTTGGCAAACTCAGATCCATAAACATTACATGAACTATATACATCTAACGTAACATGAGTGCTTTTTAACATCTGCATAGCTAGTAGTAATACGTTTAATCCTCGCCAAGGGGTACAATGGTGTATTATTTTTATTGGTTCCCCTTGTTTATAGATTTTTCTTTTTGGAAAATGATGAGCACCGTTTTTAATTACAATGCTTTTATCTTCTGGTATTTGATGGAAGTATCTAAACTTCTCATAAGTCCAATGTGAATTGAAGACATACCAATCATATTCGTCATGTCTTTTAGGATTACCAAAAAACTCTTGTAAGTTACCTTGGTCATAGGAATTCTTTTGCCAAAGTATATTTAATTTCTTTGGATCGATTGGAACTTTTCCTGGTATAGACGTACAGATTTGTACTTTGTCCAAAATTTCTTTTGGGACATGTTTTATTAACTGTTCTTGTTGAAGTTCTGTTGCGCCTCTAGGTTCCATTACTCCTTGGTTTTACCAAAGAGAGATAGTTTTGCAACAGTAATCTCAACGTGCTGAGAAAAATCTGCATCTGTAGTGTCTGTGCTTGGATCAGCAACATCAGCATCAAAAGCAGCCTTAGACTCATAGACTTTTCCTGTTGTTTTGTGCTTGATAATTTCTTTTGCTTCAGCAGGCACTCTTTCTAACTCACTCATATATACTCCTTTATTCTAAGTTTATAGTTAGTGATAATTTATTTTCACTTTTATTATACACCATGTGTTTTGTTTTTTCTGGTATAACACAAACTTCATCTGGTTTTAAGATAAATTTTTTATCCCCAACCTGCCAATGAGAGTTACCATAAATTTGTTTTACTATAACAGCATAATCATGTTCATGTAACCCAAAACTAGCTAGTCTTCCAGGTTTAGAAAAATAAAAATTACCCCATGTATGCCAACCAGTTTGATCCCTTGTTAATTGGTCAATTTCTCGAAGTTCTTTTGTTAAATCTAAAATATTAGTTAAAATAAAGGTAAATCCTTTATCGTAATATTGTTTCCAAATATCGTAAATAAGCTCTCCTTTTATATCAAAAAATCTTTCAGACTGCCTTCTTCCGATTGAATCTATCATTTCTATTGATGGGTGGCCCCAAGTATTTCTATATTGCCATCTCCTAGTTATTTTTAAAAAGTCTAAGATATCTTGCTCCACCAAAGGTACTTTAACTTCTTTTACTTGTTTAGCGATGTCTTGTAGATTCATTAACGCCCCTGGCCACGATACTTCTTAAATTGTCTACGCTTGTGCTTATTCATTTTACATAAGCTAGGATGTCGTCCAATATTAGTTTTATGAAATACGGGTTCGTGTTCTAGTTTTGCGTAAAGACCTTTTGCTTTCTTAGCCATTCTCCTGCGATCTATCTAGTAAGGCATATGATATTACACCTTCAATTACTCCACCACCTTCACTTGATTGTACTTCTATAGCATCTCCTGATTCTAAGTTTAAAGGTGAGGGGGTAGCGTTTTCTTGAGTGTTTGAAGCCATTGCTTTTACAAAAAATCTTGCATTAGCATTACTGTCACTATAATCTTTCATTCTAGCTTTTACAGTTACCGCTCCACTACTAGTATTTGCTATAGAAACACTTTTAACAATAGCCACTGCTGTAACAGAAATATTTAAAACGGTTGTTTGACCAGTTCCACTTAATGAAAATTTAGAATTTTTATATTGTATTGTCATGATAAAAAATAATTAAAAGCATCTTGTTCGTTTTTTATATCTTGTTGGAAGGAAAAGTTCAATTGACTTTTTACAGTATCTAAAGCTTCAAGTATTTGCCTTTGATTAGATACATTATATTGTTCTTGTGGTTCGGGTATTTGTACTACTATTTTAGCCACTAAATACCTCCGGCTTTCTCCCAACTAGCACCAGCTTTATCAGACGCAGTTCTCTTTGGAGTAGTTTTACCTCGATAACTTTCTCTGTCAGCATCTTTTTTCTTATAACCAACTTTTGAGGTTACATTCGGGTTATTTATAGTGTTATCGTTACCGCCGTGTTTTTGTTTGATTCTATTAATTGTTTTTCTATCTTTAGTTTGTCTGTCTTTAAGAGTAACTATTCTATTTATTAAATCACTTGAGACATCACCTTTATAATCTCCTGCATAAATATCAGCAATCTCAGCGTCTGTCATTTTGTATTTTCTTCTTAAAGTTTTTTCAATTCCTTGAATTCTTTTTTCATATGCCTTATCTAGACCTAGTGTTGGAGGATCTCCCGCTCTTCCGCCTGTTAACGTATATAAACCACCCCCTGATACAGGATTATATCCTGCCATCAAATCACCTTCTGCTATTCTTCCAATATCATCTGTTCCATACATCCCTGAATAATAATTTTTTGCAGCAGTAACCATTGGATCTTCTTTAGGTAACATTGCTCCTGCTACTGTTAAGGCCATAGGCATAAATGAGGGTGCATTTACTTTATTTAAAATTTTATTTTGAATCATATTTTTAGCTGCTTTAACTGGATTAAAAGGTAGGTTATTGTTGTTAGCTGCTAGTGCATTAGCATAAATAGGTTGAATTCCAGCACCCGCAACGGTTGTTCCAGCACCAGTAGGTTGTCCTCTATTATCAAATCCTTGAACTCCGCTAGGATCTCCATAAGCACCTACAAAATTATTTGTAGCATTTTGTCTTTGTGCATTGGCAATCATGGCTTCAACTTCTGGAACAGTTGGACCACCAGGATACGTTGCGTTAGGCTCAACTGGTTCGTTTCTATTATTAAATACAAAAGGGTTATTTAAATTATTAATATTGTATTCGTCCATTATCTCATACCATCTGGTTGTGTGTCAGCTCTAAATGTTCCATAACGCCAACTTTGGTTAATAGAAGTATTCTCTACTTTTAAACTTGCAAACCGTGCTCTAGCTCTTGTGTCAATTTTTTTCGTTGAACTAGATATAGTAAAAGGTCCTAGTGGAGACGATACCTCGGTGTCCACAGGGAAATCTTTTAATAATATTGATATCTTAGCATCTCCTGTGAGAACTTTAAAGTCTGGCACAAATCTTCTCATGCTCATAAAATATTGTCCATTACCTTCAATATCTAAATCAAAATCACCAGATTGTATAAAAGAGGTGATGGCTGATGACGTTCCAGAAGCACTTACTTGATTATTTCCTTCTTCATGAGCATAGTAAGTAGTTGCTCCATTAGTAGCCGTAACACCATTAATTGTTGGAAAATTAGGAGTTCCTGATGAACTAAATTCTGTTGCATAAGGTTGTTCAAATAAAGTTGCATCAGCGTAAGTCGTTCTAGCTAATGAACCAGTTGTCCAAACATTTTCATCATAATTATATGTAACTATTCTGTCTATTTCTGTCGAACCATTTTTTGCATAAAACCAATTAATTTCTGAATATAAGTTATTTACGCCTGCAAAGGTTATTTCACCTGCTGTGTAATTTATTCCAAGATTGCTTCCTCCGTTTGTAAATACAAAATCTTCAACTAAACAAGGAAGTGACTTAACCGTTCCGTCAAACTTGAAAAACCCACCAGATTGTCCCATCCAGTATACTGAGCCATTAACAAAGCATATTGCATGTTGCCCTATAGCTCCACAGTTAGATCCAACTTGTTTAATAGAAAAAGTAAAAGGTGGTCCTACAAACTGCATTATGTAAGCAGCATTATCTGTAATAATTAAAATATAATCTTTTCCTTTTGCAGCTCCAATTATTTTAGTCCCAGAATCTAGTCTAAAAGTACCCGCAGTGTTAACAGAGGTTGGTGTGTAAGTTCCTGTCGTTTCTTGATCTGAAAATCTTATAAATAATTTATCTTGAGTAGTAGTGTCTCCTATGGTTGTTTCAGTTCCTAACATTATTAAATGTCTATCTCTTTCTGACACAATCGATTGGACTGTTTTTGTTGGTGCTCCAGTTATAACCGTAGCTCTTGTAGATAAAGCGTTTGTATTTGAAGCTATTGGATTCCATTGAAAACTTTTACCATTTTTATTTGTTGCTATTAATTGTTGACCAAAATTATCTAATGACCACGATGCAGGATCTAGTACCACTGTTGAAGATGTGGTTGCTTGGTTCCAACCAATAAAGTTCGATGCGTCTGTAACAGTTGCAGAATTTAAGTGAGTGGTCGCAGTGGTTCCTAAAGCTCCTCTCGATGCAATAACAATGTCATTACCTGCAATAGAACCGTAAGTAATCAATTCAGATCCAATTAAAACAGTTCCTGTCGCTGACAATCCAGTTGTCGAATTTAAAGTAATATTAGTTCCCGATCCGTTGTTACCTCCGCTAGTTCCAGTAATAGCTCCATTCAAGGTAAAAGTAAGTGCCCCTGCTACTGTTCCTCCGAATAATCCAGTACCAAAACCATATCCAAAACTTTGAGTAAGTGGTCCAAAACCAACATAAGGATTAATGGTCGCTGATCCGGTGGCCGATGTCGTTCCTGAAGCAGCACTTGCAAACTGTATAGTAAAGGTATTAGTGCTTGCAGTTAAAACTTCAAAAGGATTTGCTTCTAGTTGAGAAGCAGTATATCCAGAACCTGTTGGTGGAGTTACTGATGTAAAAGTAAAAAGATCTCCTACTACTAATCCGTGTGATGCCTTGTTAACAGTAATTGTCTGTGGAGCAGAAGTTGATGCTATCGTAAAAGTTGCACCTGTAACCGCAGTCGCTAAAGGAGTAACATCATAGAAAACATCTCCATAATAAATAAATAAACCTTTGTGTGTGCCTATAGCTGAATAAGATCTACCTTCTAGATCTGCCCAAACATGTTGATCTCTTGCTGCACCCACAAGTGTACTTGAAGTAATTTGTTCCCAACCGCCTATTTTTTCTGGTAAACCGTATCTAAATCTTACATTGTCACCATCAGTCCACTGTCCTTCAGCTCCTGCTTCTGTGACTTGTTTATTAAATCCTGGTCTTATATTTACACTTGTTAACGGCATAAAGCATTATAACACGGTCACGGGGCTTTGTTAATATCTGGGTCCTCAGTATCTTCCCCATAGGTAGTAAGATTTTTTACTTTATCATCAAATTTTGTTTGCCATTCAGCTACCATTTTAATCAGAATATTACCAAAATTTCTAAAAGATGTAGAATCAAGAAATATCTTCTTTTTTTCATTCAGCATTTTTATTTCCGCATCTGAAAATTCTATATCACAGCTACCATCATCAAATTGTTTAAATCTCATAAAATCCTTTCTCTTTCATTTGTTGTATCTTGTTATCCGATAAAGTCAAAAAACAATTTATAGCATATCGGGTTCCTTTTGTAATTTTTTCTGTTCCGTGTATCCATATAGGTTCAGCAGGAAAAAACATAGTATCTCCCGTACCTAATCTAACCTTATGTCTTCCATCAAAAAACCTAAACTCACCACCTTCATAATCTTCATTTAAATTTATAGAAAAAGCACCTCTAATTTGTTTAGTCATATCAGAATGATCCTTTATTTGAGTTCCTTCTGCATATTGTAATATTCTAATATTATCTGTTTGGCTTATGTGCATATCTGTAAATGTAGGACAAATTTCTTTTCTTATGTATTCAACATAATTTTTTAACCCATGAGAAACCATATCAACTGCTATGTTAAAAACATTTTGTAATACTTCGTCTTTTTTATGATGTTCAGATAAACTTAAGCACTTATAATTATCCCACACAATTTTCTTTTCATCATATTTATAGCTTTGTTCTTTAGTCTGTAGCTGGGGGAATTTGTTAAATGCTTCAATAAACATTTTACATAAAGGAACACCAACAAACTTTTTTTGTATGTGAATAAGATCTGTAATTTTATGGTTGTATTCTGTCGGGAAGTTTTGCATTTAGTCTATTCTCGAATCCTGTTTCAGTTATTTCTCTTTGATCATTTTGATAATCTTTAAAAGGTCCGTTTGCATCTACGTAATGTAAAAAAATTTGACTATGCCAATCACCTTGAAACTCTTCTCTCCAATGTTCTACATCGCAACCCAAATATATAGCTGCATCCCCCGGTTGCATTTCTAATGGTGTGCCATCAATGTATATAGGCCAAGGAGTATTGTCAGAACCTGCCATAACAGTACAAGATATTTCACAAGATGGTCTATCTTTATGTTTTTTAAGAACAGCATATTTTGTATACATTCTCCAAAAACTATATGTTGGGTTTAGTTTAAGTTTTGTTTCTTCTTCCAGCTTTTTACGTTTTGTAATTAATAATGCATCAGTTGCTGGGTTTCCGTAATCCATTGTATCCATAGTTATTGATTGTTTAGTATCAAATGACGAATCATTTCTTTGATGAAATAATATTGTAAATTGTTTTAATAGCTCTGTTTCTTCTTTAGTTAAAAAGTTTTTTACAAGCTTATATTTAAAATCTTTTATACTGCCCAACATACCGCTGAATATCTAATACCTTTCTCTACTGGAGTTACCCTGTGTGGGTATAAAAAATTTGATGGCCAAATAATCATTCTATTTTCTTTAGGTTTAACTTCAAAACTTTCGTTTTTTGCAGGAAATGCAAATTGTATTGAACCTCCTTCATACTCATCATTTAAATAAAATATACAACTTATTTTTCTATTTAAATGAATACCATGGTCTACATGCCATGTGTAAAATCCACCGGGTTCATATTTTAAAATTTGAACTCCTTCAAGTTTAGCTATTGTATTACTAGGTATATTAAATGCATTTAAGTATGCCGTAATGGCTTCTTTAAATATTTTGTTAAAAACATGTGCCCAATGAACTTCAGTTAAAGACTGTGAATTATTATATAAAGGTTTTAATAAAGTTTTTCTGGTAGTATTTTCTACAAAAGGTTTTTCCTGTTTTTGAGTTACTATTTCTGCTTCTTCGTATTTTAACTCTTTTGCATATTTCATAATTACTTCAAGTGTTTCGGGTTTAAGAGTATTATCAATAATTTTTATATAATCTTTTATTTCCATGATTTCTTAACCCAAAAAGCATGTTTGTATTTATGCAACAAAGTTTGTGTTAACTTAAGCATTTTCCATCTTCCATCAACTTCACTAGCTTCTATTGCCATTTTCCACGGTTCTCTTTTAAAAGGTATACATTGAGCAATAGGTGTATTGACTTTTATTGTTGTTTCTAATGTTGGGTATTTATCACCATTAATTACAATAGGAAAATTTATATGAGTTGTGTATGTATCAGTATCAACTATACCAGCAACAATATGAAACCTATCGTCAGGATTATTGAGTGGAGGTACAAATAAACATGAATAACCTGGGGGTGTTGTTATAACCCAAGGATTCATAATTTTATAAAAAGGTAATTCTTTATTTTTTTGTAGGTAAGGACACTTACCAACTTGTCTTGGAGAGTGTGTTTCAGAAGCATCAAAATTTAAGTTTAAACCTTTTGCTGCAGTCCATGCCCCTAAAGGCTCGTACCCCCATTTTACAAAAGCATCTTTCTTACCGTCTTGATTGACTACATTATGTTGGATTGCCATATCTTGGGGCATTCGTATAAGATACCCAGAAGTCAATGTATCTAAAACAGGTATACAACCTTTCATGGTCATTTCTTTTTTCGTATGTTCAAGTTCTTTGAACCACTTAGGAATATTAACTTTGATAGGTTGTGGGTGAGCTATGTTTTGATTAATAAATTCTTTAGGTGCTGAAAAAACTATCTTCTGTTCAAACATCCATGTCTTTTACAACTTATAAACAAAGCTGTAAAGGACTAACGTAGTCTTGACTAATACTTTCTAAATACTGTTCAAAAGTTTTATCTAAAGGCCAAGTTATTGCTGAAGTATCCCAACTTTCTAAAAAAGAATTCCATGTTGTAGCTTCACTAATTTTATATGTTCTTCCATCTGCAATCCATGTAGCCATAACAGTCTTATGCCAATCTTTCATGTCTTCCATATACTTTTTAGCATCTTCTTGTGTTTGGTTATTAATTGCATCAGAATTAGATGCTATTGTTCCACCATCTTCACGATTAATATATGAAGTACCATTTCTATAATTATTAAAATCAACATCAGAAATTTCTATTACATCAGTAACTCCTGTATCGACTAAGCTTTCTGCTGTAGACCAATCTGAAGTAGATACAATTCCAATACAGTTTGAATCTGTACCAGATGAAAATTTTGAAAAAAGTGCTTTTGCCATATTATGCTCCTGTATTTTCTAGAATGAATATTGCGCCACCTTGACCAGCTTGACCACCACTCATACTACCGCCTGGCATTGAAGTTCCACCATTTCCACCAGCACCATAAGAAGATCCTACCAAATAACTTCTAAAGTTGTTTGACATATCCATTTTAGCACCTGGAGCTGAACCTGTACTGCCTGATGGTCCACCTTGGTTATTAGTATGGGATCCTGCACCAGTTCCTCCATTAGATGTACCAATGTTTGTTAGTGTAGATCCATTTCCTGCGTTCCCCGCATTTCCATGTCCTGGGTTAGGGTTTCCGTTACCTTTATTTCCTCCAGATCCAAGAGTGTATGCATAAGATACAGGGTGAGTTATTGGGCCACCAAAGAAACCAAATCCTCCTGATCCTCCAGTTCCGCCACCGCAACATTGTGAGCCTCCTGCTCCTCCGCCACCGCCACCCCATAGAAGGGCTGCAACGTAAGATGCGTTTGCGCTTGATGTATAAGTTCCATTACCTGTTGCAAAAGTTAATGGTACAAATCCGCCACCACCTGCAGAACCAGATGAAGCAGCAGTTAATCTTCCTTGAGCATCAACTGTAATTGATGCAGAAGTGTAAGATCCTGCAGATACAGTCGTGTTAGCAAGTTTGTCTGCATCAACGGCATCGTCTGCGATCATAGCTGTAGCAACTTGAACTTCTCCAATCGTTCCAGCAGTAGCAGCACCTAAAACTCTGTTAGCAGTAGATGTGTCTTGCATTTTTGCATAAGTTACATTGTCATCTAAAATTTTATCTGTAGTTACAGCATCATCTGCAATTTGAGCAGCAGCTACTGTTCCACCTAAAGTATCTAAAGAAATTTCTTTTAAATTTGTTCCGTCTGAATAAGCTGCATAAATTTTTTGTGCGTCTGGAGTAAATCCAGTTCCTGATGCAGTTTTAATTGTAAGATTTGTCGGATTCGTTACAGCAGTAACATCGAAGATGTACATTTTTTCAATTGAATCTGGAATTGTACAAACTGTAGATGCAGCCGCAGTAATTGTTGCAAATTTAATTACCATGTTTCTTGCGTTTGATAATGTTGCGTTAGTCATAGCAAGAGCTAAAGTTCCACCACTTGAAAGTGTTACTTGCTCATAACCAGAAACGGCTTGTTGAATAAGATTTAAATTTGTATTTGTTTTATCACCCCATGTACCAGCGTTTTCGCCAGTCGCCATAAGTTCTAATTTAAGATCACTCGAATATGTAGATGCCATAAAATTAATTCTCCTTAATAGTTGTATTTTACCTTAATCAGGCTGCCAAATCAACCTCGTGCCAAATATTAACAACTCCTATGTCAATTTCAGACCATGGAGTAATATTAACCTCCCCTGTAGATGCTGTCAATGATATGCCCGTAGGGCTTACATTTGCATTAGAAGCGGTTCCTTCATCTCCTATTGTAGCAGTCATGGATATACCACTAACTCCCACTATTTGTGCAGGAATTTCAGTAACAGTTCCAACAGAAGATGTTAAAGATTGTCCAGTTGCAGGTTCTACTGTACTTTGTTGAAGTGACGTATTTCCTTGAGATATTGTAGCTTGTGAACCTGTTACAGGAACCACAAGGAATAGACCTGCTTCTCCATCACCAATTGACGATGTTAAAGATTGTCCAGTAGCTGTTTCATTTGTAGTTTGAACTAAATTAATTGAACCTAATGACGATGTCATTGTGTGTTCAGCTACAGTAATGGATAAATCAGCATTCGCTGTAACAGAGTAAACTCCAAACGTAGAAGTCATACCTAAACCAGATACAGTAACATTTGCATCAGCAGTTACAGCTTCGCTACCTATCGATGAAGTTAATTCTAAACCTCCAGAATTTATTGCTGAATAATTAACTCCCCATCCTAAGTTACCATAAGCATCTCTACCCCAACCTTCACCAATTAAATATGTTGGATCGATTGTACTTTGACCCGCAGTCATGGTAGCTGTAGAACCGGTAGTATGAACTCCTATATTAATTACTTCAGTTCCTATTTGAGATGTCATTGAAACACCTGTTACAGCTTGTGTATGCGATGTTCCGCCTAAAGCTGTTCCTATGGAAGGAGTAATTGATATTCCGCTTGGCGAAGCTGTTGCTTGTGCTGCAACGGTCGTTGTTGAATTTACAGCTGTACCAAAAGTAGG